TTTGATTGGATGGCCCGTCACACAGTTGCTTTTTTGTTGAAACTTCCTGATGGAAGGGTTGTACACAAAAAATATGGTAATGCCTCTGGAACTGGCACCACGACGCGTGATAACATTCTTGCCCATATCATTATCTTTGCAGCTGGCTTGTATAGCGCATTTCTCACTAAAAATGGTTATGCCCCTACTATGCAGCTTGTTTTCGAGCAGGTGGTTGCTCTGTATGGTGATGATAATGTCTTTTCTGTTGATGAAGAGTTTTCTTTGATTGTTGATAAGAACTTTCTCTCTCAGCATCTCGAAAAATTTGGACTAAAATTGAAGTTTTTCTCTGGTGGTGTTAATGCCGATTTATCAGTACTGTCCTTCCTTGGCGCAAGCTTTAAGTTGAGAGATGGTGTCTGGTATCCGCTTTATGACACTGTTCGTTTAGCAACAACTATGCTGTATGAATCAAAGAAAATGCCTTTGTCTGCTCATCTGAGCAAGGCCTTTACACTGATGGTTATGTCTTATCCGTCGGATGAATATGCTTTCTTTCGAGAAGCGTATAAGAACCTTGTTATGAGTAGAATTGTGCAGAATGAAATGGATGATCCTGTTGTTAAGTCCCTCGCTTTTGTGGGACTTCCTCCTCACCATCTAGTGGAATCTTTTTTCACTGGAGCCGAGGCGTGTTCGGAAGAGATGCAGCTTGTTTTTTTGGCGGCTATCTCCGATCCTGATCTATCCTTGATCCATAAATATGATGGTACTGCTAAGCAACCTAATGATGCCCTTATGGATGTGTTTGTTGCTATATTGTTATTCATATGGCTATACTTTGATCCACCGTACAAATACGATGGAAAGTTCAAACAACCCAATGACATGAATTTTATTTGGAAGGAGGATGGTTTTAAAATTTCAATGTCAAATGATCAATCACAACGTTCTGCTTCTCGAGCTCGATCTATGCTCAACCAACTTGTTGAATCGCGCCGTTTGACTCCTGAGGGTCTTGCCTGGCTTATTGCCTCGGTGGATCCTTGGCATGACACAACAATTTCAGGAGTTGCTGGTATTCCCGATCAGGGGACCGGCAAGTCTGTTGTTTTTCAGGTTGTTTCTGAGTATGATATCTCCAAGCCCGCGTCATTGCCTACCGGTCCTTGGGGGTGCCGAGTCGGTAA